CACCGCCACCGCTGCCTGCAACTACTTTCCGCAATTTTTCAGTCATTATCAGCTCACGCGAGTGGTATCGACACCAGCAGAAACAGTAACAGAGCCCACAAGAATTTCCCCATAGACAATAGGCACTGGCACGCCTTGCCTACTTGTTTGTTGAATGCCTGAAAAGCTAAATGACTTACGAGGATCTTTGTCAGAATCGCTAATTTCAGCACTCTTTACTTTTGGCACTGGCGTGAGTAATTGTGATAAACCACCGAAAGCCAAGGAAGCGCCAGTAAGGCCAATGGCAAGGGAAATGCCGCCAATAGTCTTGCCAAAAAGCACGGCAGCAGCAGTGCCAAGACCAGGCACAAGCACGGCAAAGGCAATCAACGCTACGCCAGCGACAATTCTTCCCACGGCACCAGCGCCACTCACCAAAGGCACAATCTTGATTTCCTCTTGACCAATGGGAAAACCAATTTCCTCTTCCGAAAGATCGTAAGTGCCTACAGTCACGCGATAATGACCTTTCGCAAGTTCCGGCTCTAAATGAGGAAAATTAGCAAGCAGAAACTTAACGGCTTCAGCAACAGAACCAATTTCAGCGCGAAACACTCTCCGCTTTAGGAACTTTGCAATTCTGCCATAAACGCGAATTGTACGCATCACGCCATTACAAGCCTATCTGCATTGTAATGCCGCAGTTTACGCCCGACGCTTTTTTGCAGCCATTCTCCAAATAAGTCCCTAGACGAAAGTCTGCCGCGAATGTGATGGAGCACTAATTGATCGCCAATATACACCCCCACATGATTCAACTTGCTACTAGCAATACTCATTAACAAGGCATCACCAACTTGCAAGTCATCGTCTTCTTTTAGCTCATAGAAGCCAGCCTCTTTCCAGCAACCATCAAACATTGGGCTAGCTTCAAACTCTTCTGGCGTTGATGGGCGTTGCCAGTCCGGCAGCTCCATGCCATGTTCTGCATACCAGTCGCGCACAAGCGTCCAGCAATCCGTTGCTCCCCACACCCATGGTCTTCCAATGAGAGGCGCCTTCAGGCCGTTAGGAAGGCATTCTCCCCATTGCTCAGTGGTTGGGTTGATGATGAACCACTGAAGCCCACTGTGCTCGCAGCCAATGCGATCGGCGGGACTTGCGATGGCGGGAGTGAAGGGGTGGCTATGAACAATTGCAACAACCTCCCCAACATCTTCTGCTTTTGCCCAATCTTCTGGACAAATGATGAATTGGTCCATGGGGGTGGCAGCAATGTTGCTACAAGGCCAATAGCGCAAACGCCCTTTGATCACCACTAGCAAGCCACAACTTTCCCTTGGTGCATTTTCCTTGGCATGGTTTAATGCTAATGCTCGCCATTCGGCAGTCAGTTTTGTACTATCAGCGTCAAGCATAGAATGTGCCAATACCAGGGAAACTACCATAAGGCAGTTCATTGTTAGCGCCAAATCTAATGCGACAACTGTCTAGCCTCTTGCCGCAAGAGTCCTGAGAAGGCACAGTTGTTGGCTGATCATTGTCATTGAAATAGACCAGTACGCCAAGATCTACATAGGTGTCCAAATAGTAGTATGCATTCCAAACGCCTCCTGCATTGCCGTTTCGTCCTTCGTGAATGCCGCTATTAAGGTAGTGAACATAAGCGGTGGCCAGTGTATAGCCGGCTGCTACCACGTCAGCGTAAGTTGCTAGATAATAAATGGGATCAAATGCGCCATTGTTATTAATGCTTCTTCCCTCGTAATACCCATTAAGAATATAATGCCGAGACAGTGCTGGGTTTGCATAGGGGTTGTAGGTGCATTCAGCCGAACGATACTTCCATTGACAAATGTTTGCAATGCACTGCCTTTTTGGAATGCGAACATTAGCCAAATCAAACGCTGCTGCAAGTTCAAACTCCACTACGTCCCTAGTTTCAAGCACCTTTCGGTCAATGTAAAAAATTTCGGAAGGAAATTCAGCCGTAGGGTCGGGCGTATATGGACTCACGCCCCCAGGAAAATTGGCAGCGTCAATGTAACGAGCTAAAGTGCGCACGCGAGTGACCTTGGCGCCTTCCAGGCCATTGGGAAGTGCCAGCAAAATGGCAGTAATGTTGCCAAAGATGTTAGACACCTTCAGCCTTGGCCTAGGCAGACTTCCTTCCCCCTTATATTCAAAACCAGTGGCTTCAATGGGCATCTTAAAGTACGCCACGCCTTGCCAAAAAACGTCTGTATTACCATTGAGATTGGTGCCATTATGAAAGCGATAAATTGAATCGCCGCCGTGCATGGCAGTATTGGTTTCCAGCCTGAACAGTTCAATAATCGCACTAGGCGATACTTGCTGCAGCTCGCTAGTAATAGAAGCAGGAGGCAATGCCATGGTTAATTACGGCTCAAAGACTTGCCGGAAGGTGGTATCAATGCGGTTGAAGTTTTCACCAAGCAATTCGCGGTTCCATTCTTGGCACACCCACTTTAATGCCGTGGACGAACTAGGAGGAGTCCAACCAAAGCTATCCCCATCGACTCCTCTTGCATCCAAGAAGGTTTCAATGGTATCAGCATTGGTGTTGTCCACCATGAAAGTAAGCGTCCATTCTTTTGGACTTTGATTTAAGCCAAACGCAATGCGATGTTCATAACCGTCCCCAAATTTCGTCACCCTTTGAATGGGCTTGCTCTTTTTCTGAGCGTTAAAGGAAGGAGCGATGGAGGGAAAGTTTGCCATGATTATCGCGAAGAAGCAAGAAGGCCGCCTGGTCGTTGTTGCCTGACGATTTCAGACTGCACTGCAACGGAAATGACACCGCCTAATTGCCTTGCCACGTCTTCATTGCCTTGAGCATTGGTGCCTTTGGCATCTACATTTACTATAACATTGGTAGTGCTAGCTCCTGCTCCACCACCAAGATCCACGGGAATGCTCTTACCGTCAGGCAAGGGCACTACGGCCTCGTTGTAACGCCCTTCCCCGACAAGACCCATTGTGGGGCCAGTGACAATGCCTCCAGAAGCAAACGCCTGGAAGCCTCCTTTCGCAATTCCGCCCATTGCAAAAGCAGGGCCATAAAAACCTGCCCGCGGAACAATACCTGCAGCCGTTGCAACCGGTCCAAGAGAAGGCGCTGCCATTCCAAGAATGCGCTGGAAGCCTTGAAGTATTTGTGTTTTCAGCCATTGACTGATCATCTGAGACACCATATTTGCAAAGCTGTCGGAAATACTTTGGAACATTTTTGCAAAAGCCTGCTGCACACTGGATGAACCAGTAATCATGTTGCTAAAAGCCTCGCCAAAAGATGAACTGATGGAGTCGGCAACATTTGAAGCTAAATAAAGAGGACTTAATAATTCATTCAAACGATCCCGTGCCTCTTTTATGGCACTTGCCATGGCCGCAAATGGAGCGGCGGCATCTATTTGTGAAGCAATTTCGGAAAGATCTTGCTTCACTTGCGGGGCAAGATTGTTCCAGTCTTCGCCAATTTGCGAAATAACTTGATCCAAGGTCGTTGTTTCTTGGCCAGCACTACGCAGCTCTTGAAGGCGCGAAGTAAGCTGTTCTTTAGCAGATCTCGTTACTTGACGGCTCGCCAATAAATTTGATTCCTCTGGTGTGCGACCCGTGAAAGATGCCCGCAAGTCACCAAGAGCCACTCTGGCACTCAAGCTTTCCGGCCGAGTGCCAGCAACGCCTTTCAAGCTACCTAGTAATTCGTCAATTTTTTCAATAGCAGATTGAGCTTGGTCATCAATGTCTGCCAATGCTTTTTGTAAAGGAGTTTGACCGATAACTTGCTGACCTAAAATAGAGCTTTCGAGGTCTTTTGCCTGCTTTTCAATTGTGCCAATTTTTTTGATAGTTGCATCCCAGTCATCGTTCAACTCGGCTACGGTTAATTGATAGCTAGCGATAGCATTTGTGGTTGCTTGGGTTTGAATTTTTCCAGTTTCTGTGAGGCGAATGTTCTCTAGGCTAAGTTTAAGAAGTTGCTTTGCCAATTCAATCTTGGCCTCAATTTGACTTAATTCATCTTTTTCAATATTTCCACGACGATTGTTAATTTCAAGATTTTCTTGGAGAAGCCTATTAAACTCGCTTTCGTACCTCACTCTGTCTTTTTCTGTTTTTTCGGCAGATTCTTCAGTGGCCTTTCTTTGGGACGGACTGATTTCTGTCGGAATTGGCGAAAGAGCAGTAGAGAGCTGTGACTGACGTTCTTCAAATGCAATTTGATCTGTCCTAGCACTAGCCTTGGCCGCATTTTCTTGGGCTTTCAGCAGTAAACTTGGAAGTTGCGATGGCTCAATGGCTGCACCAGTGCCCAATGGGCTACGAGTAATGTTGCCGGGACCATAGCGCTCTAAAATGGTGGTCTCACGGGCAGACAAATCTAACAACTCCTTTCCCTTGCCTTTAGCAATAAGACCTTTGATAACTTGAGCATCTGCTTGTGCTTGTTGCCCGGCAATCCTTGCTTCTGTTTGTGACATTAAACGAATGGCTTCGCCAGCACCAAGCGCTTTTCCCCTGGTCTCATCGAGCCTTTGATTGAGCGACATAAACCTTTCAATTAATGCGCTAATGCCCACTAAAACCAAGCCGACACCAGTAGAAGCAAAAAATGCACGCAAGGTTAAACCTGCTCCCCTAATGGCAGTGGCAGTGGCCTTAGAAGTGGCGCCAGTGGCAGCCATCATTCCTCGGAAAGCGCTTAACGTGCTAGTACCAGTTGCGATTCGAGCGTTGAAAATTACAAGTTGCAATGAATTGGCAGCCCATAGGCCACGCATAACATTGAGCGCAATGTTTAGCGGCAGGAAAATTGCATACAATTTAGCCAAATAACCTGTAAGTGGATTGCTAGCAATTTGCAAAAACACCTTGCTAACACCAAGCAGGATCTCCCCTAGTGACTGAAGGGTTGGAAGTAAGTTGACAACATTTGTGCGAATACCTTCAAAGGTAGGCCTTAGTTTCTCCAGTTCTTTTGCAATGGCAAAACCGCCAGTTGTTTGTGCGTTGACGCCCTTAAAGAAAGCGCTAAAGCCATCACTCAAGACTTTAATGCCACTGGTCATTGGCACGACAACGGCATTCAGGAAACCAACAGCGACAGGCTCAAAAGCTTCATACAATCCAGTAATTGATGTTTGCATATTGTTCAATGCGCCTTGGAATGTTTTTGCAGCACCTTCAGCGCCCTTGCCGAATCGTTTTTCCATCACAATTGGCACATTGCTCATTACAGCTTCAAAAGCCTTGCCTGTAAAAGCGCCATCTTCCATGGCCTTCTTGAATGTCTTGATGTCCATTTGCGCTGCTTCTGCCATAATTGACAGAGCCCCTGGGATAACGTCCCCAAGCTGCCCAGTTACCTCTTCTGCCATTAGCTGCCCTTTGCTGGCCATTTGAGCAAACGCATAAGTGACACGATCAACTTTGTCGCTACTCAAGCCAAGAGTGGCAGACGCTTTGCTGATGCCTAGGTAGAGATTTTTAATCTGTTCGCCACTAAAGCCAGCGGGCTGCATGGAAGCGTAAAGTTTTGTAAAACCATCACGAGCGGATTGCAGCGGAATGTTGTACTTATTAACAGTATCCAAAATGAATTGATTTGATGCAACAGCTTCTGCAGCGGTTGGAGAAATAGCGTTTAAGGTATTTCGGAAACTTTGGAGCGCAGCAACCGCATCTCTTACTTGAGCAGGGAAGCTAGTGGCAAATGCTAAAGCTTTGTAAGCCGTGCCAAACAGCAGCACTTGCTTTGTTGCCATGGCAAATTCATTGCCAATTTCGCGCACCATTCCAGCACCAGGAAGGTTGACGCCAGCAAGAGCCCTACCAAAGCCTCCAGCTCCTCCAAATCCCCCCATGCCGCCACTAGGTGGCCTATTGGGAGGTGGAGCCCCTGCGCCACCACCTCCTGTCGCCACCAACGCCCCACCAGCACCGTAAGGCACCATCGCACTACGAGGGCGAGGGCTGCGATAGGCATAGTTGTAGGGAGCCGCTGGACGCCCCGCTCCACCTCCCATTACATCCATGCCGCGTAGCGCTGATTTTGCATATGCTTCTGCTGTCCTTCGCGCCATCATTTCAGCGCGAGATTCTCCTCCGCCAACGCCGGAGTAGCGACTAGGCTCACGACCTACACCAGCAGGCAGTAATCCTGCAATTTTTTGAGGAGCCAATGCCGTTCGCATGGTGCTTCCCAAATCGGCCACTCGCACAGAACGCACTGCATTGTTTAATTCAGAACGCACTGAATCTACAAAAGCATTAGCGGCTCCCCTAAGGGCTTCTTTTAGCGATGGGCTGAGAATATCGCCAATTAGTCTTTTTTGCTCGTGGTAAACAGTGCCAGGGAGGAGGCCAGGATCCGCACCAAACGGCAGCGCTCGCCCCGAAGAAGAAGGTCCAATGGGAGGAGTGCGGCCTGGTACTTGCGCGGGCCAATCAATGGCAGGAGGGAGGCGTTTTTGTCGTGCTTGCTCAAGGCCTGCACGCAAATCAAGCCCAAGCATGTTTGCA